AGAATAAACCGCCGCATCAAATGCAGCAAGAATAATATCGTCATATTTACGATTAACAGCACGATTGAAAGCAGTTACGAAATCTGACGTAGGATTGATAATCATAGACAAATCATCATCTTTGTCATAATCTATCGCATTATGATACGGGGTCGTACTTACCCATCTACGACCTGTGGTAACAGTAGTTTTTGGGGTTGCTACATTTCTTGCTGTTTTCTCAACAAGATTTAAAGTGCCCATATAATCAAACGCTTTGTCCTCTGCACCGATTAGAGATTCTTCCCTAACGGCCTGCCTAAATTTAGACTGTTTCTGCTGTTGGACGTGATATAAAGTTTTCGAGAACTGGTCAATAAACCATTCTGGAATACCGGATGTTAAATTAATACTCATAAAAGTTTCCTTTCTAAAATTGTAAATAGTTTTTCTACGATTTCGGAAAGATTATCCTTTCACGGGTCTTGCCTGTTTAACGTTGCCTAAACGAGCGGTTTACCGCTATTTTTGGATTCCTTTTCAGGAGTTATCCATTATATTATTCAGCCAAAAAGGTCTTTCGACTTATTTTCCGGCGTGTTTCTGCTGATATAATTTTGTAATCTGTTCAAGAGTTGATTTATGATTTATATGTTTAGCATCTAAATATTCTTTAGCGGCCATCAACTCGTTTATTTTAGTCTGTATTTCATCATTAGACTGCGCTGGCATTTGGTTTAGTTTTACGTTACTATGTTCCGAAAACGATTCGCCAAGTTTCGCCGCAAATTTAAAAAAGTCAGGGTCGTCTCCGAGTTTTAGGCCATTACTCAAAGTTTTATTCATAAACGCATTCACAGCATCTTTGTCTTCGCCGAGAGCCATACTTATCGCAGTATTCGCAAGATGTTTTGCGCGGTCGTACTTTGCGCCATATTCGACCTTCATAGCATCCACACCTTCTTTTGCAAGACGTTCGCCATTTTGTTTAAACACTTCCATAGTTGCTTTAATTCTACCATTTTCAATTTTTGCAATAGTGTCAATCACTTTTTGGCTTGCGCCTGCTTTGTGCAATTCAGCCAATGACGATTGAATTAAACTGTCGTCCCAATTTTCTTTTGCAATATCAGGGTCTTTAGTAAATTTGTATTCTTCCGGCTTGTCCGGTCTGCCAACTGCTTTGTAAAATTCGTTCTTAACATTATCAGGGGCTTTATCATCAGGAACTTCAACAAGTCTCTTTTTGTCAAGACCTATCATTCTCTGCTGATTAACTACCGTCCTGCAAAGACCATCCAACTCTTTGAACTGCATCAGGGTTTTATCATTTTTCAATTCAGGAGATAATTTTTCACGCCAATTCTCGCTAAATTTTCCATCATCTCCTATAATAGAAACTGCTTGTGTTTTTGGGGCAGGAGTTGCCGATTGAGCCAGTTCGCCAGCGTCAACGACTTCTGTTTGTCCATCACTCATTTTATAACCTTTCTTTTAAATCCATATTTACCATTTTACAAATATACAAAACTAACGTTCTTTGCGCTTCATCATACAGAATTTGATTAACATTCATATTGGCTTTGTCAAGTATTGAACTTCGATTTAGTGTAGTTTTCTTTTTTAAATCTTCCAAAACTGTCAATCCATCGTCAGTACCGAATAATCTCTTATAAGTGCATACTAATCGCTCAAACTCAATATCTCTATTCTTATCATCCATTCGCAGACTCCATTAACATAGCCGCAGGACTTCCCTCTTCAGGAGCGTCTTTAGCGTCTTTATATCCTTTAGTTGCAGTTTTAAGAATCTCATTTTGGTTCATCATCTGTTGTTGCTGCGCTCTTGCTTCTCGTTTGGCCACAATTTCATCTTCAGTAGCGAGTACGTCTTCATTAACTCCATACGCCCTTCCAAGATTCTTATTACCCTTATCGATATTGACAATGTCAAGTGCGCCAATATCGAATTGCGAAGTTTGCGCGACAAATGACAACCATTCTTTATACGCCTGTGATTGCTGGCTTCTTAACGCCAAAGCTAATGCACCAACATATTTTATATTAAAATTTTGGCCTCGTAATTCTTGTGGCGGTAATGGCAAAAATCCATTTCTTATTAAAATATTAACACATCTTGGAATCAACGTGTTAAATAATTCGCCATAAAGACGCGTTACTGGCAACGCAAGACGTTTTAATCCAGCCTTAACTCTTTCGGCTATTTCGAGCGTTGTTCTTCTATCTCCCTTTAAATCTATTATCTGATTTAAAACATTAAAATAAAAAGTATCTTTCACTATTTGCTGTTCAAATTCAAGTATTTCTTTTGTAATTGGGAAATTACCCCCGGCATTATACATCTCTCGTGTAGATGGAATTTGCTGAACATAATTAGACGCGCCGGGATGTGTCTTCAATCTGCCCTCAAAAGTATCTAAAATTTCTCTTGGCGGGTTGTTGGCCAAGTTACCAGAATCTACTAACGCCTCGTGCATTTTCTGGAGCATTTTTACAACTGGTAGTATTTCAGTTCCCTGCCCCCTGCCCCATATTTCTGACGAAGATTTCATCCATCTTGGAACGTGGAATGGAAATTCCTGAAATCCACCTTCGTCAACTATGTGTTTGTCCGCTATTGCAATATACACAGATTCAAAAGGCATATTTAATTTGTCTTTACCATTAACATTTCTATCGTATCTTGGCTTTACAATATGCAAAAATTCAAAAGAATCGTTTTGTTTTTTTGGATTATTAAACGATTTAAGTATTCTTTCGCCTACCTTGTCTTTACCAAATTCCGCAACAGCCTGTAATGCTGTGTAAGAAAACTTAACAAACATAGTATCCACAAGACCCTTGCTATTCTCAAATATTATATAAGAACCGATAGGATAATCGCAGAAATTCAATGCGGTATCTACACCAGAATTAGTCCCATTTTTGTTAAGCATACCAAATTCGGAATACATATTCCCAGTTCCAAATACAATCAAAGACCGTGTACACTCATTAAACTGGAGCATAAAATTAGAACGGAATATTTCGTTGTGTGTTATCTGTGCTACAAGTGAAAGATAACGTCTTATATGTTCTATGTTATTTAACCTTTCGTCGAATAGTTCAATTTCAAAAAATCTTTCTCCGGAAGGGATAATAATATTAGACAAATCAGAGGCCATATTCTGCGATTCAATTTTTGCCGTAACATCATATATTTCGTTAGTCTTTCGCTCTCCGGCAGTTCTTAATGTCGTAATCTGATTCTCCATAGGATAAATCAGGTCAGACGTTTCCTGCCAGAGACTTCTGAAATTTGTATTTTCAGCCCTGTTATATTCGTGGTCATATATGCTAATATATTCCTGTGCGGTTTTATCGGCCATTATAGTCTCTTATAATTAAAATCAGATGTATCACTTCTGTTCTTTTTAATACTTTCGCTCGTAATGGGTAACTTGCTGCCATTGGCGGCAAGATAAAAATAATTCATTGCATTCCTATAATGTTCTTGCTGGTCGCCAGTAGGCCTATATCTGAAAACAATAGTGCCAGAACGCTTGTCTTTTTCTTCAAATTTTGCACAATTACAACACTGCCTTGCAAATTCTTCTATTTCGGGACACTGTCTCGGAAGTTTTATTCGCATTTCCGAAAACATTTTATGCGTAACGTCAAACATTTCAGTTCTATTGGCTTTAACAATGCCAGTATCTTCGTTAAATATACAGTCCTGCAACATCGTATCGGAATATTCACATAGATAAGTTCTATGCCCTGAACCCTTTTGATACGTTCTCGCTTCGTCTTCGTAAGGTCTAATATCTACAACATCGCTTTTTACATTGAATTTTTTAGCTAAATCGTAAATATCTTTGAATGTTTCAACTTTTCCAACATAAAGAAGCTCAAATCTATCTTTTGCAGTCTTTATACCTATTACAACGTGTTTTATCTTACCAACGTCAACGCCCATTGCCGCTTGGCTACCTGAATATGCAGTTGACATCATTTCATTGTTACAGCACTGCAACACGACCGAACGACTCAATTTGTCGCTTTTGTTAGAATACGGCCTCGATAGTCGCAATCTATACACATCGGCAAGGTTACCATTCGGCGGATTAGTATAATCCATCAATATTTCGGCAGGGTCGTTATATATCGTACTCAACTGACTCAATAAGTATCCCCGCATATAATTTGTCTTATCTGGAAATTCAGCAACCCATTCAGAACTGCCTTCGCCCGCCCAAACAGGCAGCTCCTTACCGCATTTATCACAGCCTATATACCCTGTACCATCAGGCCGAATCTTAACGCAATTAGGGAAACTCTTTTCAGCACAAGTCCAATGACCGCACCCACATCTCCTAAACCAATATCGCTGGTCGCTTTTCTTGAAAATTAAGTCAATGCCGTAATCCTCGTGAGACGGATTGCCAAGATATACTTCCTGCTTAATTTTACTATGCGCCATTCTGCCTAAAAACTTCTCTATTACAGCAGAATCCATAAAATCAACTTCATCAAACACCATCCTATCGACACTAAACGCAGAAGTCTTCGAGGATGTGTTTTCATCACTATCGCCAACTTTATTACTTAATCTTGCGCCTCGAAGATAAAAAAACGCGCCGGCTACCTTTTTCAAATCAGCAGAATTTGTCTCTCTAACAAATCTCCCAATAGAAGATGGATTGTCGGCTATCAATGTCTTCAATCTCGTTTTGCCATAAGAAGTAACTTCGTCGGCAGTAGGGAATACGTGAGCTACGCCCAACGGAGTAATGCCCTTTATCATCCCCCATAAATCCGTTAGCGTCTCTATTTCAGTTGCCCCAAACGTCTGCGCCGACTTCATATAACATTTACGACGAGCATTGCAGGACATCGGTTCTATCTGATACTCGTGATTTTTAAACGAAAACTCACCAGTCTGAATCTTAATCTTTTCAAGAATAGACCAGTATCCGGCGTTCACCATCGCCAAATCTTCAGGAGTTATTTCGCTTTCCGCCATTATTTCCCGCAATAAATGTAGATGTAAGTAACGCCAAGACCGTCGCCAGTAGCTATCGTAACAGTGTTAAGACCAGCTACAATAGCACCACCATAAACATTACCGTTAATATCTGTCGAATAAAGACAGTAATCAAAGGCCGCAGAACCCAATAAGTCGGTAAATGTCGCATACGCCGCGCCAGATACGTCTGTAAACGTTATATCTGCGTCAGAATCGTTAGAAGTGCCGCGCACCACTATTCTGTATATCATCCCGCTAAAATTGAACGTGAAGGCGTCTGATGTAGCCTTAGGTGATACTGCATAACTTATCTTGTAAACAGGGTACGAACCTTTCTCTATCCATTCGCCCGTACCTGTCGTTGCTCCAATACAAATACAACTCGTCAACATCAATATTGCCAATATTATTAGCTTTTTCATTATACGCCTTTCCTTAATTCTGGTTTAAAATTGTCGTTAATCTCAAAACTGGTTTATACAGGGGAGTAGGGACATCGTTCAGCAACCCCTGCCCCCTATGGGGGGCATAGGGGGCTATGCTGTATGCGCTCAACCTGCTCTACCCTGGAGCGAATTAGCCCTATTGCTATGTGTATCATTGCTTTGCCTTGAAACAAATCTGCTGCCTGTAAGTTATAGCTGTAATCTGCTGCCTGCTATACAGCAAGCTGCAAGCTGTAAGCTATATGCTGCGAGCAGCAGCGCAGCCTGAATAGTCTATATCTCCAGGCAGGCTAACGCGATTTACATCAAAGCCATTTGCTTCAAGTTCTGCTGCTGTCATATAGCCTGAATGATTTAGCTTTGCTTTAGGATTTATAACTTTGAGCTGTTTGCAGTGCATACAGCCACAGTTGTCTTGGCCGTAGTTAGCAGGCAGTACCGCTGGGGACAAATCCGCTGGGGACATTTTACTGGGGACATTACCGCTGGGGACATTTTGTCCCCGCTGAATAGCTTTGCGGCATTTGCTGCATTGCTTACGGCCTGATTCTGCTTCATTTACGTTGCATATTGAACACTTCATAGTCTTTATCCTTGTAACAATCTGATTTTCGCTATTTTTTCCGCCACAATATAAACAAGTCATTAAACATATCATAATATTTATCCTTGCAATAGTCTGATTTTCGCTATTTTTTCCGCTTCTGCTCGCTTATTAGCTTCTATGTAAGTCTTTGCGTCGTCTATATTTATAGTTCTTTCGCTGTATGCAGCTATAGTTTTGCCTATTGCAACAATATTAGCCGTTGCTGTACTTAAATCCCCCTTTGCTTCAGCCTGCGCAATCAAATTTTCGTGCTTTTTAACTAATCTTTCAATAGTCCACGTTGTTTTTGCTGCAATTTCAGCGGTTCGGGCATCAATCTTCTGCTTTATTTCGGGCTTCTTCAGGTTTTCGTTCGCCATACTATAAGCTGTTTTATTGCTGTATCCGGCGTCAATTGCTGCTTGAGTACCGTTTCCGGTCTTAATGTAATTTTCTACGAACTTTTTTTGCTTCATCGTTAATTTGCGTTTTTTTGCTTGATTATCCATTGCTATTATACCATATCATAATTATAACTCATTTATTGCTAAATACTTATGCTTTTAAATAATCCATTAATAATACCACTGCAACATAAAGTATATTATATAGATTATCTACAATTAAGTCATTATGCCTGATTTTTGGCCTCATATACGCCCCGCTGTTGAGTTTATTTTGCTCCAGGAACATATACATACCCCTTTTTTAGGCTGTATTTTTTAAATATTTTTAATAATTTTTAATGTTTTTTAATATTTTTATTAAATTTTACTTGACAAACTAACCGATAGTATGTAATATAATACTGTATTGTTAGATATAAGATTATTAACTTTTTTTTAAAGGGGATAGAAAATGAAAAAATGCAAAATCTGCGGCTTTTATGCTAACTTTATTAACGATAACGGCATTTGCCAAGATTGCAATGAGTATCGTTGCTCACTAATGACGCTAACAGTAACAGGTTATGTATGCGGCGAAAGCTGTATATATTATGGACATTGCAGTCATTTGCCACCAAAGCAACATCCTTCGGCGCACGAAAATTCTTTTGGTTATGCGTATTAAAATTTAAAAAACAATATTTTTAAGGAGCAAAAAATGAAAACGAAAAATGAAAGTGAGTTTGCAATGAAATCAGTTAGAGAATTAGGCGATTCAATTCACATTACAGAGACCGCCACAGAAGCAGAAAAAGAATTTTACGCAAAATATGGCTATAAGGGCTGCGGTAAAGCGTGGGCAGCAGTTAAAGGCGGTCAAATTGTGGCGATGATTTATATGGGGCAGGGCGAAAAATATTTTGCCTCCTTCCCACCGTTTAGTTGCAAGTTGCCACTGCGCCAGGCACTCGGTATAGACTGCGAAGAAAAATATTTCAATTATAAAAGCCCCCGAGGAAAATCTGAAATTTGTAAGGCAGCGGTAAAACTGGGATTTATATCTGATAAAAAAACAAACGGCCTGACTGTAAGCGGCTCTACGCTTTGTAACCGCTTACGGAAAATTATGCGCGCCGAGGCGAAACAAATTGAAATTTGTAACAAGGATTACTTTGAAAATTGGCGAAATTTCGCTCGCGCTGAACTCGCAAAATTTGGTGAAGTAATCAGCGGTATGTGTTCTTGCCATCAATTTATTCCCAAAAAACTTGAAACAATCTTTGAGGTTTAGATGGATTTAGCAAAAATTACAAAACTTGCGCGACATCGCTTCGCCAAGCCACCGGCTATAGCGATTCTTTTCCGGATTTATTGCCTATGGCCTGCTATATTTGCGAGCAGCACTATAAGCAAATTTGCGATGATGTAGAAATTTGTACTTGCGACCGCGTATCTAAAAAATAAATTGAAATTTAAATTGAAAGGAAACGAAAGATGAAAACTAAAAATGAAATAAAGAACGCCTTTAACATCGCATTTAACGGACACCGAAACGCGATAACGCCGAACATAATTTACTACGGCCAGGTAGGCAATTACCTGTATGAGTTATCTTCTGGTCGGTCTATTTTTGACTGTACAAAACAATTTTACGGCTTAACAATTTTACAAATCGACGAAAATGGTAAACATATCCATAGACAAGACTTGTCTTGTAGCTCTGAAGACAAGACTGAATTAGAGACCAAAATCAAAGCCCTAAATAGCTAAAAATTACTTTTTTGAAGGAAACGAAAAATACGTAAAAGGCCTGCCTTAAAAACAGGCCTTTTTTTATTTTATCGCCTTTACTTATTAACTTATAAAAGAGCAACTATGTCCCAAAAGGGGATTATTGTTAAAAATGTGAGAGCAAGTTATACTATCAAGCAAACAGTAACGCTGGTTTAGCTTTTTTATGCTCTTGGCCTAATTTTCTTAATTCTCGCGCTGTTTCATTCTCAATGTGCGTAAAATAGAGTTTTTCCTGCGCGTTGCAGGGATTAAATTCTAAATTATAGGCTGATAGCATTTCTGTTAATCTCATATCTTTAATTCCTAAACTAACAGGCTTAACTATGAAATAAAGCCTAATTTTTTTAACGGTTCATTGCGTTGTGTATAGTGATTATACAATTTTAATATTATTCCCTTTATAGCTTTATGCTGCAACCACTTAGATTGTAAGATTTAAGCAGAGGTTGTTTTAGTCCCATACTATAAAAAGAGTACAGAATTAAACAATCACTGCTTACCGACTTTTTAACAGCCGGTTGAACCTGCAACGCACTTGAGTTGTTGAGTTCAAGCACAAGGGCAAATAATCTTTCCTTGTTCGTCAATCATAACATCGGGATTATCCGACTACGACCGCCGTTTGACTTTAGGTTGGCGTTGTGAGTTTGTCGTGTCCCACAGTATCACATGCTTACATAATACCCTGCTGTCTAAAACCGACGATATTATGCTATTTACTTGTAAAAAAACTGCTTTTGACTGTTTTCAGTCTAATTACAGGTTTTTTCTCGCTCATTATTGTCCAAAAGTTCTTTTCGCGCTTTAACTTCCTCGTCCACTTCCCGCAGTGCTTCAGCTCTTAAGTCCGAACGAGAAACATAACTTTTACTCCACTCTAAATAATTATATGTTTCAAAATGTTCTTTGTTCATTATAAATTCATTTTATTTTAAATTTTCTCTAAAACTTATATAATTTTACCACCTTTTTTAAAAAAGTCAAACAAAAAATAAAATTTATTTTTTACAACATAAAAAAAGGCTGGTCAGCGCGAACCGGCCAGCCAATTTTGCAGGACTAATGCTGGTGTCCTTTCAACCGCCCACAATCATACCAGCCTAAAAACAAAAGTCAAACATTATTTTTATTTTTTATGTTTTGGCCGAAAAATTCAGTTGCAGCTCGATATTTTTAATGCTTTCTCAAAAATTTTTCACCTTGTAAGGCGTTTATGTGCAATACTTTATGACTATATGCAATAAATTTTATAAAATTTATTAAAATTGCTATTGACAAAGCATAAATCTGCCGATATACTTACAGCAGAGAATTGGATAATAAATAAAACTTAAAATTGAAAGGAACAGAAAATGGAAAAGCCAAAAAGCATTCTAACGAAATGTCAAAAAAAGATTGTAACAAAGTATTATAAAGAAGGCGGTAAAAAGTACCGGATGGACATACTCCTTCGGTATGATGATGGATGTGGCAACGGACATAACACCTTTTCTATAACTGCCGATATTTTTGAAAAAAAGGAAAGAGGCCGCCCTCGCTTTTTATGCGGCGGATGTTGCCACGACGAAATAGCAAAATATGCGCCCGAATTTGCGCACTTGATTAAATGGCATCTTTGCAGCAGTGAAGAACCTTTGCACTATCTCGCTAACACATTATATTTCGCGAGCGACAAGGATTATAACGGACACCGCAAGGGCGAACCTGATGATTGGGCTTACGGTATTCGCTTTAACAACGTGCCAATAATTCATCAGCTTGAAAAACCGTTTTATGATTTTATTCAGAACCGCTATAGCGCAGGCGAATTTGGCATTACCTACATAGAACACGAGCCGGATGAACGGCAAAATTGGAAGCCAAAATGGACTTTGGAAGGATATGGTAAAAAATGGTATGAATGTCCGTTTCGCAGCAAAGAAGAGGCACGACAATTTTGCGAGGCATTAAACACCTGCAAGGTTGTCTTTGATAAGATGGTAACAGGACACAGCGCAGGCAAGGAACGCGAATTGGACGCGGCAAGAAGAACCGCGATATGGCCTGAAGCAACCGATGAGCAGCTTACAAGCCCCAATTTAGCACAGTTACTAATTGACCGCCTACCTGCGTTGCTGGATGAGTTTAAAAAAGATATGGAATCTCTTGGGTTTGTATATTAGCCCTTACTACCGCGCCGCTTAATACTCGGCGCGGGCTTAATGGCTAAAAACTTAAAAACAAAACCGCCTGCGGGCAAAAAAGAAAGCGAGAAAATATAAAATGAAATACGAATTTACAAAAAAAACGAATAGCGAGCGTTTTTTAGACTTAAAATATGTTTTAAGGGCAAGAAATAAAAAGAGAGACCGATATATGTGTGATTGCCTTTTGTGCGCGAGCAAACAAATAATATGCACAGATGGAAAAAGAGTACACGTAGTAAATAACTTTCCCCTGCCCGATGGCGGATATGAAGTTATAAATGAAACAAAAGACAAAGTAACTTTATATAAATTTGCAAATATTAAAGCATCCGATACTGATTTTTCTTTTGTTGACGAAAGCAGCGAGACTATCGGAATATTCCCGAAATGGGAAATATATCACGTAAGCCATTCGCAATATTTTACTGCCGCAACAAATTTGGGGGCTTTGCACGGTTTGCTCAAAAAGGATGTTGGTGTAAATCTGCAATATTTAGACGATATTATGCGCGATTTTACGCAAAAGTGGGACATCTTTTTTTATACGCCGCAAGAAGTATTATATTTTGTAAGCGGCAATAGAGAAGCGTTACTAATGCCGGTAGAATTAGAAGAACTAAACTATAAAACAATAGAAGATAACAATGAAAACATTAAGACAAATATATGATATGGTTTCCAGTCTTTTGGCTGGAATTATAGCAATAGCGGGAATATGGTACGAAGAAAATGAACAAAAATTTTAAAAAAATCTTAATTTTTTACTTGACAAATAAAAACAAAACTGATATAAAGGTAATATGATGGAAAATGAAATAAAAAAAAGAACGGTTTATAAGTCGAAGTTCAGAAAGCAATATGGCAAGACTATAAAGGAATTGGCCGCATTGCTTGATGTAAGTATTGCAATGGTACAAAAGTGGCATTACACTGCTGAACTTAAAAGCAAAATAGAAACAAAAAATGCTCTTTAAAAACTTCTTCTCTCCCTCTGCGGGGCGGCTAAAGAACCCTTTCGCTGCTCCGCTTTATGGCCTTATCCGCCGTGTTGCGGAAAAAGTTTAACTGCATTTTATTGACCTGCTTCGTCTTAAATATGGTCTTGGGATGAGGTGGGATTATATACTCCCTATACAATCGCATTGTATAGTTTACATTCAGGACTGGAAAATCCGGTTGGGATGTTTCGGGCTATGGCTGCGGAAGCCGTTCAGTCTGTACAGGAAACTAAAGTGCTGTCGAATATAGCCACTTGCCGCAGCCTAAAGCCCATTTAAAAATTTCATAAGAGTCCGTTTACCACGTGTAAAAGGGATTGAGCCAACGCTTGTCGCTGGCTTTTGTGGCGGCAGTGCGTAGCAAAAAACCGGCCAAAAAATACTTTGGCGGCAAGGATGTAATTTGCGCATCAACGCTTCGGTTGGCGTTTACAATGCAGGTTCGAGTCCTGCCTGCCGCCTTTTAGGAAGAACAAGACGGGCTTTAAGGCGGTTTGGCCTAAACAAAACCGCAACGGAATTATAAAAAGCAATAAATTATCGGAGTGAAAAAATGAAAACTTTTCTAATGGTCTTTATATTGGCATCCGCCGCAAGCGCAGCAGAACCTGCTGGCAATAATCATACAAACAATTATACAAACGAGCAAATTGTCAACGCTATATTTAAAGCCGAAGGAGGATATAAAGCGAAATATCTGTATGGTATTAGAAGCGTGCAATACAAAGACGAGGCAGACGCAAGACGAATATGCCTAAACACAGTCCGAAACAATCGAACGAGATTTATTAAACAGACAAAACATAAAAATTATCTTGAATTTTTGGCGAGCAGATATTGTCCCACCAAAGGCAACTTAAGCAATGCGGAGCAAAAACTTAATCATAATTGGCTGAATAATGTTAGATACTTTTTACAAAAAGGTGCAAAATGACGCAAGAAGAAGTCCAGCAAGAGCGCGAGGCCGAATGGCGGCAAGAAGATAATGCCGTAGAGCAGAAAGTTGACCTTGAGTGGCAGAGTTTAGAATGTTATTATGACAATTCAAGAGGTGTATAAGAATTTAGGAATGAAAAAATGAAAGCCAAAGCGCATACAATTTATAAATTAGAGGATGGAACAAGAGTTGCAGGATGTACAACGGTTGTAGGTATTCTTGCAAAACCTGCCCTTATAGAATGGGCGAACAAATTGGGTCTTGCGGGCATTGAAGTCGGCAGGTACGTGGATAACCTCGCGGACATCGGCACATTAGCCCACGATATGGTTATCTGTCACTTGCGGGGCATTAAGGCCGATACAACAGATTATTCGGCAAATCAAATAAGTCAAGCTGAAAACGCTTGCTTATCCTTTTTTGAGTGGCTGAAAAACCGCAAGGTAGATTTAATTGACGCTGAAAAGCCGTTAGTTTCTGAAATATATAGATTCGGGGGAACTTATGATATTATAGCCAATGTTGATGGGGCTAATGAACTAATAGACCTTAAAACTGGAAGTGGGATATATCCAGAGCATCTCATCCAAGTAGCCGGTGGATACAGTTTATTGCTGGAAGAAAACGGGTTTTCGCCGGATAGAATTAGAATTTTGAATATTCCTCGAACGCAAAACGAAAATTGGGGAGAAGTGGTTGTCGGCGAACAACAAAGAGAATTAAACAAAGAACTCTTCCTTGCCTGTTTAAAAGTTTACAATTTGCAAAAAGCCTGTAAAGGCGGAGTAATTTATGCAAAGAAACACAACTAAAACATAGCTAATTTTTTAAGAAAGGGAATAAAATGAATTTATGCGAATTTTTGGAAAAAGTCGGCGGAAAAGAATCGGATATTATAGTATTTGACATAGAACAACAAGCCATCAAGGCGGTTGAAAACAACGGCTATGCACTCCGATACGTTAAAGAACAGACCGAGACCGTATGTCTCAAGGCGGTTGAACGCGACGGCGATGCACTCCGATACGTTAAAGAACAGACCGAGACCGTATGTCTCAAGGCGGTTGAAAGCAACGGTGATGCACTCCGGTACGTTAAAGAACAGACCGAGGCCGTATGTCTCAAGGCGGTTGAACGCAACGGTGATGCACTCCAGTACGTTAAAGAACAGACCGAGGCCGTATGTCTCAAGGCGGTTGAACGCAACGGTGATGCACTCCAGTACGTTAAAGAACAGACCGAGGCCGTATGTCTCAAGGCGGTTGAATGCGACGGCTATGCACTCCGATACGTTAAAGAACAGACCGAGACCGTATGTCTCAAGGCGGTTGAAAGCAACGGTGATGCACTCCGGTACGTCAAAGAACAGACCGAGGCCGTATGTCTCAAGGCGGTTGAAAACAGCGGCTATGCACTCCGGTACGTTAAAGAACAGACCGAGGCCGTATGTCTCAAGGCGGTTGAACATAACGGCTATGCACTCCAGTACGTTAAAGAACAGACCGAGGCCGTATGTCTCAAGGCGGTTAAAAACAACGGTGATGCACTCCAGTACGTTAAAGAACAGACCGAGGCCGTATGTCTCAAGGCGGTTGAAAGCAACGGTGATGCACTCCGGTACGTTAATAAAAAAGTTTTTAATGCGTAAATTGCGGTTATGTCTTGAAAGGCAAAAAGGGAACAATATAATTGATAATCTTGAAGTAGTTAAATGGCTTAAAAATAGTGTAAAAAATAAAATCATAGCTCGAACATATTTATTATTTAAAATGAAAGGGAATAAAATGAATTTTCAAGCAGTAGAATGCGCCGGGGGCGCATTGGTAACAATGACAGGTTGCCTGATGGAAATAGGCGCATTAAAAACTAATAGCAAAGGCAACCCTTATGCCTCTTGCAAGGTTATGGATAGTACCGGCGTAACTCATTCTGTTACTATCAACGCGGGAAAAACAGGCTTGCCTACTGTTGTGTTGCTTGGCAAGCCGTGTATTTTTGCCTTGCAAACGTATCAAGGGCAAAACGGTTTGAGATTTTCAGGCTTTTGCAACGGCCTCGCGTCTCAAAATTCTGTAACTCCACAGTTTTCTCCACAGCCAACTCCACAGTTTTCGCAACAGCAAGCATATCGGCAAAATATGCAGCAGAGATTGCAGACGCCGCAAAATATGCCGCAGCCTGCGCCGCATAAGCCCGAACCTGATTGGGATGCAAAAGACTTGCGTATGGCTAAGATGAATGCACTAACCAATGCAACAAATCTAATTACTACGCTTGCAGAACTTATGGGAAAGCCGGAAGAATGTACCCCTGCCAATGTAAAGGTTATAGCTATGACATTTGTCGATTTTGTTTATGGTAAAACCAAAAAACCAGAGGATATGACAACAGCGGAATTATTGGATACTCCAGCAGAGGCAGACGACATCCCTTTTGACGAAGCAGGCTCTTATGCCGAACGAAATTAAAAATCAGACATATTGTAGATATGTTATATGGAAAACAAAAAAACTAAAACTGCAAATCATAGAAAGGAATAAAATGGGTGCTTATTGCCACACTTGTAGCAAGCAATTTCATTCTTTAGGCATTTGCCGTCATAGAGCTATGCACCGAGATAAGAGAGAAGATTGTAAGATTACATATACGCACGGCGATACGTATATGCACGAATTTAGTAAAAAGTTAATAAAGGACGCGAAATGAAACCAGAACATAAAAAAAACTGTCAATACGAAATGAGAAAAAGAAAAAATTATTTCAGGTTGTTTTTAAATTACTGCAAAAAACATCAGATATGGTTTTCGGTTTTTGCGGATGGAACAATAGACGAATGCACTGATACCATCATGGGTATAGACGATGGCAATGGCGATTTTTATTGTGGATTTGGCGTCAAGTTAGGTACAAAGGCCGCTTATGAATTACTTAAACAGCTCCACAAGGAGTTAAAGTCTAATGCAGACTGATAGAGATATGTCCCAGAAAAAAAGGCAAAAAATGAAACCAAAACGAATACAACGCAAAAGAACCAAAGGTTGGAAAATGCCCAAAAATACTATTTATGTTGGACGCGGTACGAAGTGGGGCAATCCGTATATTATTTGGAAAATGTATCGTGTACAAAGATGGATTGTAAGCAGAGATTGCACTGGTGAACATTATGTTGATAACAATAGTTATCGTTTAGCGGTCGAGTGTGCTGTTGAAAGATACAGAAAATACATTTGTAAAAAAATAGAGTCCGGCGAACTTGATATATCCGAACTCAAAGGCAAAAACCTTGCCTGCTGGTGTCCTATATTTAATAGCAAGGGGGATTATTGCGAATGCCACGCCGATGTCCTTTTAGCTCTTGCAAACAATCTAACCATAGAGGATGTGCGAAATGAAAATATTAACTTGAAGCAGAGAATATTGAAAGGAATAAAAAATGAATAATAATAAAGAAAACCGGCAATCAGCGGAGTCTGATTTTGACATTGATACTACCAGAGAAATATTGAACAATCCGGCGTATGATATACAAAATGTTGTGCGCGTGATGGGCAAAAAAGCCTGCGATGTTATTGACCGGCAACGGCAAGCGATTTGCGACTTGAAAAATCAGATAATAGATTTAGGCGCAGGCAAAGATTTTGCGGAATTGGAGATTGAAAAACTTGAAGCAAAGAATATAGAAAGGGGAAAATCAGATTTTGACGTTAATGCGGAATTGGAAAGCACGGAAATATTTGAACAATTTAAAAAACATCTTGAAATCTATTTTGCAACAGAAGAGAAATCGCCGACAAAAGACAAACACATTGAGCAAATAAAAATTATTTGCGATAAGTTGTTTGTATATATTGAAATGCTCCAGCGGCTGATTAGGCATTACGAATTACCTTTTTCCGAACCAGACCAAAAGGTATAATATGGCAAAGTCGAGCATTAAAATAAATGGCACAATTCGCGGTGGAAAATTATTTATTCCGGCTGCAATGGCAGAAGCCAAAAGGCAATGGATTGCAAGCCAAAAAGAAGATACGCTTATTGCTATCGAAATGAAAAGGCCAAGTTCACCCAAAAGCAAACAGCAATTAGGTGCAATATTCGGCCTGCTGCTCAAAACTGCCGTAATTGAGATGGAACATTTGGGGATGGATACTTCATATATTTACAAACTCGATAGGCCAACAGGCATAAGAATTGATGAAGATACGTTACTCAAATATCTTTACAATGCCTGCCCTATTTATAGGGATGGCGAGATAATTACTTTAAGCCAAATGGATATGGCAGAGGCGGCAGATTGCTATGATAAATTTTGCGCCTATTTAGCGAGCCAGTTCGGAATAGTAATACCAGAACCAGATAAAAATTGGAGACTGAAAAAATGCAACTTTGCGAAAAATGCAAGAAAAACCCTGAATTTGTGCGGGGCAAATGCTTAAAGTGCTATATCAATAACGAAAAAAGATTTAAAATATGGTATCCTAAAATGGCAAGCGTTTTTGAAAAAATGGCTAAAAAATATAATCCTATTGAAGCTGAAAGGGATTGAAATGATAAGACCTTGTTGCGGCTGCGGGAAAGAAAATGATTGCCGATGTGTTTGTATAAGATATTTTGAGTATTTGGACAGCATAGACGAAGAACCAAAGCCCATTCTAACTGCCGAAGAAAAAAAGATGGATAGGTTTAATGCTTACAGTAAATATAGGAACAAGAAATGAAAGCTAAATTTACGCCGCCCACTCTCGCAGAGATAGAAGCATATTGCAAAGAGAAAGATTTGCGGTTTATTATTCCAGCGGATTTTTTCGAGTATTTCAGCAAAGCAGATTGGATAGACTCACAAAATAAGCCAGTGCAGAATTGGAAGAATAAGGCAATAACGCTAAATATGCTTAATCGCAAAAGGAAAAATATGCACAACGAGTATATTGCTCGCACAAAAATAATTGAAAAAGAAAAAATATTGCATACAAAACCCTTGACAGGCACGCCGTTGTTTGATATAATCCCGAATAATATATTTAAAGCCCCAGAGGCGGCAAGAAAGCCGATGTACAAGCAAGTAAAAGAATTATTAAGGCAATCGCCAAATATGACACCAGAACAAATTGAGGCACAAAAGACGAAAATACGAGAACAATTACAGGCAATTAAGAATAAGGAACTAAAATGAATATAGAAGATATAGAAAAAAATATAACATTCGTTAGGTCTCGAATTGTAGCATTACAATTAAGTGCGCATCTGCTATTGCAGCACGAAATTGATTTGCTTGATGAAGTTCTTTCTGGCCTAAAATCAGAACAATTATTAAGGATTAAGCCATTCAAAAGTATATAAAAATATTCCTTGATTTTTGGGGCTATTGTGCAAGCGATACAATCTTTTGCTGGATTAGAGAAGATGGCTGCGAGAATATCGCAGTTGATATACATCATATTGATGGCAGGACTGGGAGCAAGAGAAATGATATTTATAATTTAATACCGGCCTGTCAAAAATGCCACGATAAAGTCGCGGCGCGAAGATTACACAAAGATAAACTTTTAAAAATAGTTAGAGACAGAATTGAGAGATATAAAAATGAATAATATAATAGGAATTGATGTAGGGCAAAATGGCGCAGCAGTAATGATATGCGAAAATAGTTGGATTGATGTATTTAGATTTAAAAACGCAACCGAGACAGATATTTGCAATTTTTTGCAAGAACACAGCGCAACATTTAGAGATGATATTTTTGTATATCTAGAACAAGTACATTCTATGCCAAAACAGGGAGTTGCTTCTTGTTTCGATTTTGGTAAATCATACGGTTTTATAACCGGATGTCTAACTGCATTGCAAATGCCATTTGAATTAGTTACCCCTCAAAAATGGCAAAAAGCCTTAAATTGCCAAACCAAAGGCGACAAGAACATAACAAAGTCCAAAGCTCAACAGTTATTTCCGAATAGAAAGTGGACGCACGCAGACGCAGACGCAGTATTGATAGCGGAATATGGTAGGCGTAAACAAAAAGGCGTTTTATGAATAAAATGAATATCACAAAAAAGGACACAAAGCCCAAAAGCAAAAAGATATAATTCTAAAAGAGTAAAATTATGATTAAAAATGGTAAAATAAGCCGTAATTTCTGGATAATCTTTGCGCTTGTGGTGCTATTGATTATCTTGAATATGATATTGAAAGGATAATAAAATGATTAAACCGTGTACCTGTAAACATAAATATCAAGACGAAAAATATGGCGAAGGCAATAGAGTTCACAATCCAGCCAAAAGCAAGGCGGACAAAACAAAAACAGATTGGGTGTGTACCATTTGTAAAGAAAGGAAATAATTTATGGCAAGAATAACATTGATTACAGTGGCGGCAATAACTATCGGCGGATTATTGTTTTTAACCGGATGTCTTACAACTTGTTATGAACACAACAAATATGAAAATGGCAAGCTGGTAGAAACGTGGAAGCTGCCGTATGAAAAGGCAATGGCAACAAGCACAATCATTGACGTTAATCTCGTGCTGTCCGACGGTTCAAAATTGCTTATAGGCAAATCCGCATTTATTTACGACGGTAACGACTGGGTTAAAATCGGGCAAGGTGCAAGTGCAGCCGGATTACCGTATATGCTTATACCTAAATAAAACATTTTTTTGTTCCTTTTGTTTGAGCGGCAGGTTAAGTGATGCTGACTTGCCGCTCTTTATCAAGGAGTGGCAATGAAATTATCTGAATATCCAATACTCGACTACCGGAATATAGAAATTAACACTTGCGATATACTTTTGTGTTCAGGTTGCGGCGATTTGAGTAAATCTATACAGTGCTTTCAAGGGTTAGCAGGTTTTCAAGAACCTGCGAAACAAATCAGCCATATTGCCAGCGTTATAAAAATGGATAGCTTCCAGCTTTCGACGTTAAGAAGTTTAATTACTGAAAGACACGGCGGAAGAGAATATATTTTTAATGACCCGAATGGGCTATATGTTTTTGAGTCCACCACATATAACAAATGGTGCGATAAAAAAGGTGTGCAGATAAATCCTATGCAGGAGTTTATTAAGGGATATGGCGGTATGGTATTTGTTCGCAAGCTGACTTGGGATATAAATATAACTAAAGTTATAGACTTTGTTTCTGCGCATATTGACGATAACTATGAAAATGGAATTTCGGGTTTTTTTGAATTGCTGTTTTGCGGCCTGATGTGGAGCAGATATATCAAGGCTAAATTCCCGAATTGGAAACCGGCAGCAAGCAAAAATCCGCATTGTTCCGAAATAGACGCAATGTTGTTAAAAGCCTGCGGGCTGCTCAAGGATATAGCCGTTGAGAATAGGATGCCGCCAGCGGTATGGGCTGACAGGCTGCAAGTCCAGAAACTTCATCTTGAGGCCGCAACATTAGACGAGAATATTTTATGCCCAATAACAGGCTTAATAAGAATTAAATGAAAGGTAAAAAAAATGAAACCAGAACATAAAAAAAACTGTCAATACGAAATGACAAAAGACAAGCAGCCTGTTTTGCCTTGTACCTGCGATTACACACAACAGCTTGAGTTTTTTATAGACCGGATAATCAAAGAAAATGAACAATTAGAAACTTACCGTCCTGCCGCCACCGCCGATTGGGATACATTAAACTTGCGATGTGATGATTTAAATAAAGCAATAAGAAAACTTACATCTATAAATGCTAAACTGGAAAAAGAAATAGACGTTATTAAAAAAAAATAAAAAAATAGAGGAAGCGCATAATGGTTCAATGCGCATAAATATATGATAAAATGCTAATCAATAGAGTTAGCTAAAGGACTGTTGGTTAAAACCGGCGTTGCCTGATTGTCAGGACGGAAGGTATAAATAAACTATTAACTTTAGAATGAAAGGCGTTTCCGTGAAGAATATTTGAATTGAAGTCAAGTTGCGTCAAGTAATGAGCAAGCCTTCAACGAGGGGCTTGGAAGCCCACAACGCCGGTTATTTTGTTTGGAATAAGTATGACAAAAAAAGAGCGTAAAGCACAAATAGCAGAACAAGAGCGATATATTAAGAGCCTATCGGACGCAGAAATAATTGCACGAGGCTGTTCTGATAAGAAAATGGCCGCATTGAGGCTGGCGGCATTTATAAAGTACAAAAACAAAGTGCAGGCCGATATGGAACTTAAAGAAAACAGAGCCGGAAGTTGGCAGAAAGGAAAGTGGAATGAAAAATACGAATAAAATGATATGCCCTATAAAAAAATGGTGCTTAAATAAAGATTGTGCCTTGATAATACCGCATAAATCAAGAATGGGCTGCTATATTTCGCTGTATTCCATACAGCAAACCAAAGAAAGGATGTAAAAAATGAAAAAACTTCTTATTATTTCCGTCGTCTCTATGCTTTCAACAATATGTCCGGCCTTGACAATTTCAGATAATGAGACCATAAATATTACAGGCCGGATGGGGATAGGAAACCTTATTTGTCTTGATAACTCGATAGCCTATATCTCGAATCTTACCGGATACGGCCAAATATTAAGTATTTCAGCTAAAGATAACTCGCAATTGCTGTTTGACGTGCCGGTCTTGAATTTTTCGTTCCAGGATGAGCCACGTTTCGTTGGAAACGTTAGGGGGATATGTTTTAACGGCCAGGAGTTTGCGTGCGTTGTAGCCGATTTACAGACGTTTAATCATATTCGGCAGATACCAGAACCGTTAAGTTTTGTATCTTGGACTGTTTTAGCCTCAATGCTAAAACTCAAGTATGATTTTATGCGGTTAAGAATGAAATAAGGGGCTGATATGAACTTGGATAAATATATAAATCAGATAATCTGCGGCGATTGCTTGGAAGTTATGAAGCAACTGCCGGACAAGTGCGTAGATTTAGTTATTACAGACCCGCCGTATGAATTTATAAGCAAAAATCCCATAGGCGGGGGCTTTATGTCCAAAGAAAATAAAAAACATCTCGAAAAAATCAATACTGCTTTTGGTATGTCATACAATCCGGAAGTGTTACTGTGCGAATTAAAAAGACTCTGTAAAAAATTCAATGCTTATATTTTTACCAATAAAACACTTATCTCCCAATATATTAAATTTGCAGAATCTAATAAATACAAATGGGAACTGATTATATGGGCTAAACCAAATCCCGTACCAATAAATAATGGCCATTATCTCATTGATAAAGAGTACGCTGTTTTCATAAAAGAGACTGGAGCAAAATTCAACTCAAAATGTGGATACAGCAAATATTTTACGGTGTTCAACTATCAAATCGGCACAAAAGAAACCGAACACCCCGCCGAAAAACCAATACAGCTTATCAGAAATTTTATCGAAATCAGCAGCGACAAGAACGACACGATTTTAGATTGTTATTTAGGAAGTGGAACAACTGCAATAGCGTCCACACAGTTAGAACGAAATTACATCGGGATAGATAATGATCCCGATTGTTGCAAACTGTCAGAAAAAAGGCTTAAAGAAGCAAAAGAACAATTTGCATTATTCAATAAAATTTTAGACACGAACAAAATATGAGGCGTTAGGCCGAGAGTCGAACCGGCTATCTGAATCCCCTTGTCGAGGCTGTGCTGCCGCTGCACTACTAACGCCATTATCGTTTCCGCGAGGGAGCGTATTCTGGAAAGAATGAAAAAAAATAGAAAAAGATAGAAAACGCTATTTTAAAGCAAAAAACCAAATTTTTCGAAGAAATTTTAAAAAAAGGAAAAGATAGGATTGGAACTTAAATTTATAAATCAGATAATCTGTGGCAATTGTTTAGAAGTTATGAAGCAATTACCGGACAAGTGCGTAGATTTAACGGTAACAAGCCCGCCATACGACAATTTAAGAGATTATAATGGATATTCTTTTAATTTTGAAGATATTTCCAGAGAGTTGTTTAGGATTACAACAGATGGCGGCGTTGTGGTTTGGGTGGTAAAAGACAGCATTATAAACGGAAGCAAATCACTAACAAGTTTTAATCAGGCAATTCAATTTAAACAAATTGGTTTCAATATTTATGATGTGATTATTTATGCAAAAAATAGCGTTAATTATCCCACTCCAAGAAGATATTATGATTGCTTTGAATATATGTTTGTTTTGAGTAGAAATAGGCCGAATATTGTTAATTTAATTAAAGATAGGAAGAATTATTGGGTGGGAAGTCCAAGCAATACCGGCACTTGTAGGCAGCAGGACGGCACAAAAAAGCCAAGATGCGAAAGTTTTAAAAAAGATATTGAGCCTTATGGAGTTCGCCACAATATATGGAAATATCAAACTGGATTTAATTTGAGTACAACAGATAAAAAAGCGTTTGAACATCCCGCCATATTCCCAGAACAACTTGCTAAAGACCACATATTAAGCTGGAGCAACATAGGATGTCTTGTTTTAGACCCTTTTGCAGGCTCTGGGACTACGTTAAAAATGGCCGAACTATTAGACCGGAAATGGATAGGCATAGAAATTAGTTCAGAATATTGCAAGATAGCCGAAAATCGCATTAAAGAAGCAAAAGAACAGCACGCATTATTCAACCAATAAAATTTTAGATACGAATAAAATATGAGGCGTTAGGCCGAGAGTCGAACCGGCTATCTGAATCCCCTTGTCGAGGCTGTGCTGCCGCTGCACTACTAACGCCATTATCGTTTCCGCGAGGGAGTGTATGTGGAATTTATATTTATAATTTATATTTATAAAACCATCTGTTCCATCTCAATTATAGGTTGAGATAAATCTGCCCCCTGTAATTTGATATGATAAAATGGTTTTATCTTTATCTTCAAGCCCAGAATAGGTTTAGCGTTATATTCTGCTCTGGACTCATAAGTTGAAAGCCCCCTGATATTGCTGTATTTCCAGCAGCCCCAATTTGCAGCATATCTCATTTTCTGCAAGAGTTCTTTCGGCATTGCCCCGCTATTCGGGACATACATAACCGGAACAGGAGTTAAAATATTAAACGAATGACTATGGCCGCGCAAGGCTATTTCGCAATCCCAATCCTGAAGCATCTTGAATAAATGCGTCGGTTCGCTTCCGGCAGCCCTGCCGGATAAATGGCCGTGCCGGATATACAGTTTTATCACCCTTGACTTTACGCCTAATACAAACTTAATTCGTATTAACGCCTGGTCTGTCAGGTCTGTTACGCCTAAAGTGTTGCACATACTGTCCTGGACATCTTCATTGTGGTATTTTCGGATAGAGAACTCGTGGTTACCCTCAACACATCCGATACAGCGGTCGTGGATAGGCAGAACAATATCGCAAAACCTCATCTTTTGCTGCACTATGATATTGCCAAGTTTCTTTCTGGTGCTGTCTGCGTCCCCATCAAACATCCAATCCGGCAGAGCGCCATTGTCAAATCTCTTTGCGTCTTGCGGCTTAATAGCCTCAATATAATCGCCACCGCCAATCCAATGCGCATTCTTATTGTCTTTAATATATTTGACTATCTTCTTAAATTGCTTTTCTGCGCAGTTCCTTGCCCCGATATGCACATCCCCCAGCGGTATAATCTCAATAATATCAGAACGGCTTTTGCACTCTATTTTATAATCTTTTAACTCCATTTTTCCCTTTGAGTTTAATCTATGTTGGGCAGGCCTTTTATATATCTTTCCACGTCTGTTTTAAAGTATAACGTTTCGCCGTTGATAATAATTCCTGTCTGTCCGCTAAACCACCACCCAAAACGTTGCCAAAGCAAGTCTTTTATTTCTTTCTCATTATAACAGATGGCGCGTATTTTTAGCTCTAACTCATTTCTTGCCGTTGTTTTAATTCTTGTTTTTACCATTGATTATATCCTTAAAAAAGTTGAATACATCATTTTCACTGAAATCAGTCTTGCCGGTTTCTGCTTCTTCCAATGTAATGCACGCTTCAAAATCGTATAAGCATACGCAAAAGCGGTTTTTGTCGTCAGTTTGATTATGGCATTTAGGACAAGTTTTCATCAAATACCCCTATCTCTTTTAATGCGTCTGCAAGTTCCTGCTGTTCTGCAAGATTAAAATCGTCGAATATTAAGACAGGTATAGGCTTGGCAAGTGCAGTATTTATTTCAAGTTCCATCCCACTTGAAATAGAACCTATACTAATAAGAATATCACAATTTTCTACATTTTCGCAGCATTTGTTAAGTATCTCTTCGCTTGTAATTTTGCCAGCCCGCCAATCGTTATGCAGTACGCCAGTGTCTATGTGCGGCACGAATACGTCAATGCAGGGAAAGTGCTTCTTAACCTCGCCTGCCATTGCAACGGCGCGCTCTATGTTTACCGCTATATCTTCATCGCTTGCAGAGTCGCCTAAAGAACCGCGATATGGCATTGACAGGTATATCTTTTTTTTCATCATTTTCACTCCCAAAAAGTTCATCTACATAATAATCATCCGGATAATGCCTTAATAATCGGCCTGCGGTTTTTCTAATACATAAAGGCACTTTAGGTGTTATTTTAGGATTTAATAAATCCAATAAGAAGAGTTTTGTGTTTTTTACGGCATATTTGCTTTCATAAGGTAATGTCATTTTGCGTCCTTTGCTAATATAGGAATATAATGTGCATAATTCTGCAAATCATCGCAGGCATTAAAAAAATCTTTCCATTGCTCTTCGGTCATATCGTTAGTTCTTATAAAAAAGTAATTTTCTATCCTGTTAAGGCATTCAACTGAAGCTATATATGCCCCGCGCCAAGCGTGTTCAGGGTCTGCCTTTTTTACATTTGCAAGTGTATCGTCAGGTTTTCCATATCTTCTGCCCCTATCTCCTCTTATGCTTTTAAGCCTTTGCTCTTCAAGTTGAATTGCATTTTCTAAATCATCAACAGTTTTAACAGTAGTTCCAACCATATTATTCCTTTCTGCTTTTATATAGTATATCTGTTAATCTTTGTCAACAGTTATTTAACAATTTTGTTAAAATAATTTGTAAATAAAAAAGGCCGCAATTTTCAACATTAACCAGTATCACATTTCGAGTGGGCTTAATGGCTGCGGCCTTTGCACAATTAAAATAATGTAGCATAATCAACAAAATTTACTATACCGTCCTCATTAAAATCGTACTGCTGGCAATCTTCGGACGTAGATAACCAGCAGGCTAAAAATTTGATAGCCATCTATAATTCCCAAGCCACGAACCACCAGAGGATTGCTGATAAAGCTGTAATACTTCCGCCGCTGTCAGGGCTTTATTATAAATACGGACATCATCTATTGAACCTTTTGTTGGACTACTATAAGATGAACTTCCATCTCCTGAAAGCGTAGAAGATAATGCCCCAATCATTGGGATAGCTGATAGATTAAAGTCGGCAAAGGGATGAGTAAAGTTATCGCCATTAGCACGAAAAGACCCATTCATATATATAGCCACATTTGCCGTAGTTGCATTAACTTTATTGACAACCATAGTCATCAGCGTCCATTTTCCTTGCCAAGTTGGAAAGTGAATATTAGCTATTCCGACTGCATAACCAGTACCTATGACTCCGTAAAGCATATCATATTGGTCAAGAAGATATAATTTAATTTTAGAGTCAGGATAATCTATATGTTCGAAACCAAAAAAGCATCGAGCATTACCTAAAGCCTCATCAATCTTAACCCACATACTTATTGTATAGCCGTTCGAGTTTTCTGCTTTGAAAGCATAGTTTGTATTGGCAGTAATTCTTATGGTATCCCACGTCCCATCGAACTTTAATGCTCCGCCGATTTTGCCAATTACGTGCATATCATTAGTAGTATTATGAATCGATGTACCATTATTCCTAATAACGGAGTCTTTAACAACATTTGAAGCTGCCTTATCATCCATCTTGTACCACGCAGCCATATCATTTAGAGTTACAATGCCAGCAGGATTGTTATTGTAAACCCCATAAGCAGTGCCATCGTAGATGTTACCAGTGATAATTATCGTGCCAGTGGCATAGTTGTAGCAACCAAAAGCACTTTCTGCATTGCCGCCGGTTACATTACCTGTTATTTTTATCGTACCACTATTATTGCGGCATCCATACACATTTGAATAACTCCCGCCAGTAATATCACCAGTGATGTTTATCGTTCCGCTTGTGTAGTTGTAGCAACCATAAGAATTTACTGCATTTCCACTAGTTACATTACCAGTAATGTTTATCGTACCTGTAGAATAGTTGATACAACCATAAGGATTTGTGCCACTACTGCCGCCGGTTACATTACCAGTAATGACAACTGTGCCTGTATTATGATTCGCATATACACACGTACTCGTTCCAGCCAAGACATCTGCATTTATTGTCCTTGCCGTAGTTACCCTGAACTGCCCGCCATTAGTCAATGTGTTTATCTGCTGACAGGTTATATCCTCATCTATTGTAACAGTATAGCTATTAGCATAAGCAACATCATCGCCAGTGGGCTTTGATACATTATTGCCGCCAGTTGCAGCGTCTTTCCATTGTATGGCTGACCAATTACCGGTTGCTGAAGCATATTTATTTATTGCAAAGCACCAATTCGACATCATCAACAATACTAAAACAAAAATATTTTTCATTGTTTTCATTTTAAAATCCTTACTAAAAACATAGTTACAATAATTGCACCTATCAAGGTCTTTTAAGACCATTCTATGACAAGACGGACATTCTTTAAACCAATTAGGTTTCATCTTTTATACTCATTTATTCTGCTTATTAAATACTGCAATAAATACGCATATATCTCCTCGCTTGAATCATCTAATCGCATACCGCGTTCTTGCGCAATCCAATGGACGCAATGGAAACATTCGTGAGCCAATATCTGAAATTTAAAAGGTTTCCGTATCCATATCACACCAATTCGCTGGCTTTCTCTTGGTACGCTGAAAAACTTTCCGCCATTAGATTCTCCAATATCAGGAAACACCCCAAACTCTTTTTTAAAGGTCTGTTCAAAGTCTTCAATCGAGCTAATAGACCAATATACATTAAGGTTGAGCCAGTCAATCCAGATATAATTAAATTCTTGTATTTTACGTTTCATACAGTCTCAAAATAGGCCGCTGGCCTGAAAAGGCAAACGGCCTTTGCGGAGGGAAAAAATGTTTTATTTCTTATTTAAAGCTATAACTTTCAAAAAAGCAATAACTTTTTGTAAAAAAGCATCGTCTTTTTGCGTCGGAGTCAATTTTACTATAATTGACGCGATAGCAATAACATACGCACCAATCTGCAAAATGTCTGTCCAATTATTCTGTATCCATTCCATAGCTTTTATCAAACCTTTCTATTTATTTCCAAACTTTGTCCATAATAATAACTAATATCGAAACAACTATCGGTACAACCCAATACCAAAACGAAACTTTATGCTCTCTATTCATATCGTGAAGGTTAATCCAATCGTTAGTTCTAACCTTGAATGTCTGGAAACTTTCAGTGCCGTTATCTTCAAACAAACGCTTATAAATCTTTGACACTATTTCTTTCGTTTCGTTAATATTTCTATCCAAATCGTCGTGGTATGGGCATTTTTCCATCAGAGTTCCTTATAAAAGTTAATAGCCTACTGGTTTCAATGAACTGGTTTTTTTATTAGCATCATACATCTGTAATCCCATCCCCAATACGGCCAATACGGATAGTGCAACATTCAGCGGCACTCCATCTTCTTTCATAACATCATAAATATCACCGTATGTAATAGGATACATAATTTGCGTAAGGGTATTTAAAGCGGTAATTTCTTCACCAGAATACGTTTTTCCAGTGATAAGGTTCATTGCCATACCCATTTGCGGAGACAGTTTGCTTCTCAAGAATCTTGTCAATACACTTTCAACGTTTTGTTGGCCATATTTAGTCGCGGCGTTAGCGGAGAAGAACTCGCCATCATAGAAGAATACACCAACGGGTCTTAATGGCACTACTTTACCCTTGCCAGTTTTAGTTGTTCCAGTTATAATTCTTGCCAAAAACTGTATAACTTGGGATGTACCCATCATAACGTCTAATCGTCTTTTGCCAAATCTCAATTTAAGGAAATCAGCACTTCTCGGGTCGTCCTCAATGTCAGCGCCTACGGCCATTCCTAATGCCATTATGGCGGCAATTCCGAACCCTAATCTGGCATATTCTTTTGCAATTTGTTTGGCAATACGGCCAGACCTTTCGCCACGTTTGGAAGATGTCCATAACGGCTGGCCTGTCAAAAGTTGGAATCTGCTTGCAACATATCTTGCAGAAAAGAACGCCCTATTTAATGCCAGAGCAGCCGGTTCAAGACTTATATTGCCCACGCTTAACTTGCCTCTACCAGACATAACGTTAATATAATTAGCCCAAATTTCCATTTCGGCCTGTGTCATTTGTCCGGTTCTGCCTAATGTTTTATATCCCAAGTCGAACATATCCGCACGAAGCGTATTAAAGAATCCCACAGCCGCCCTATTAAAGTTGCGAATAACAGGCAGTTTATCTTGCCAGTAGTTCATAATAACTTCTTCGGATTGTGTTAAACTCATTCCTTCGTGAAGTAAGACCAATCCAGCTTTATTGTAATACGGTGCGTTTTCTCTTTCGTAAATTTCTTTGTTTATTTTATATAACGATTCGGCAGAAGCAAAAGACCTAAAGGAATTGGCCATAGCCTTTGACCATTTTAGCGGGTGCGTAAGAGCGTAAATTCCGCCCTGTCTTAATGCGAATGAAAATTCGCCAGTAGTCATAAATAGACGAGCCAAATCCCAACCCTTTGCGAGTCTGCCCCAGAACGTCATAGGTTTTAGATTTCTGATTTCGTCTAATATTTCCCTTTTTATCATATCCCGTTTATAAATCAACTTTGCAAGTTCTTTGCTTTCTTCTTGCGGTTGTTTGGGCTTTGGCAGAATATCACCAGACTTCAATTTGGCCTCTAAATCGGCTATGCTCTTTTCAAGCCTCTTGCGCCTGGCCGGTTCGCTTTTGTTTAATTGTCTTCTCAAGTCGTATAGGATAGACCTTAACGCCTGAACTGCATCAGAACCGCTTGGCGTGCGTGGTGCGGCGGCCTCTGGCAACGTTCCTGCGTCTAAATGGGATTGCAATATCCCTATCTTGTCTTGCAATTCTTGCACTTTATTATCTTCTTTGAGTTGTGCTTTAAGACTATCTATTTCATCTCTTATTTGTTGTATTTCATCGTGAAGTGCACCTGTCCTGTTTTTCATTTCAACTTCGCCAGACTCTATTTTGGCTACGAGTTCGGTAAGTTCCTCGCCTAACTTTTTCTCCATAGCAGGGTCGCCGGTTGCAATCCACTTGCGGAGATTATCACGAGTGCGTCTTAATTCCTCTATTTTCATCGGCGCAGACTTGCGTTGTTTCTTGGTAGGCACTTCGCCATTTTCCAGAAGTTCATCAAGTTCTTTTATTTTGTCTTTGGTGTTTTTTTCAATTTTAGGCTCGTTATAGATAGCCTGTAACTTCTTTTGCAGGTCAGTTGTTTCTTTTTTTCTCGTTTCTTGCACTTCAAGAAAAGCACTTACTATGCCTTCCCTTGTTAGTACAGGGAATAGTTTCTGCATTTCCAAAACCACATCGTCAAACGTTTTAACGTCCGCTTTAGTGGCAAGAGCCATACCAATTTTTACAATATTTTCAGCTAATTCTGAACAGTCAGCCATTAGTTTTAACACCCTTCTTCAAGTAATTGCTTTGTTCTTGCAACAAGTGAAACCAACTCCGTATCAATTTCCGTCCTACTCATACGGCTGTATCTGCGGATACTGCCTTGTTTGATTGTTTTTTTGGCCATCAGTTCGTTTATCCTGCGTTGCAATTCATCACTAATAGTTTGTTGCAATTCAAGGTCTTTAGATAACTGTTCTATCTTCTTAATTTCCGTTTCCGTAAGTTCCCTGCCTTTTGATTTTTTAGCCCTATTCTTTAATGATATTAAATCAAAGTCCTGATTTATCGTCAGTTTTTGCGAAACTAAAGCCCTGCCCTTTTCAGTACCACTTTTGTATATAGCTTGTGTAAGTGCATCAAATTCCTGTTCCACAACGTCAATCTTTGTTGCTAAATTATCAATATCTGGTTTTTCTTTAGCCGACTCCATTTGCGCGGTTAATGCTTTGTGTTCCTTTTTGAGTTGCGCAGCTTTCATAACAAGACCTGCTGTTTCTACATCATTCAACGGTCTTGGTTGTGAGTTGATTTCGGCAGCTGTTCGTAGAGCAGTATCTATAAGATTAAGGTCTTTGGCCTGTTGCAATGACACTTGCCAAGACTTCCTGGCCGCTGACGCTATACCGTCAAGGCCAACTGAAGCCCTATCTTCGTTTATGTTGGCTTGTCTTGCAGACGTACTACCAATACCATACGTTACAATCTGGTCAACTACTCGCTCAACTTCTTGAGATGTATTTGCAGACTCAATAGTTACGGGCTTAATTGGTTCTTGCTCTTTGACGTTGTCAACTTCCGCTTTGGCCTGTTCGCCCTTTCCCGCTTCGGCTTGAGGGGATATGGCGGATTTATTTATTACAATCGTTGCGATGTTATCGCTTGAATTTTCGAGTCTGTCCGGAATATTCACAATGTCATAGCCTTGTTCTTTTGCAACAGCGACAACATCATCGGCGTAGTTTGTTTTATTCGATATGTCAAACTGGAATAATTCGCCATTTATAGTATAATTTTGCAGGTCAATATTTTGTAAATCTGCTTCTGTTAATATGCCGCTATCCTGCATATATTTCCAGAGTGTTTCACCGTCTGATAAATCTAAAACTTTAGCGTCTGGTTTTACCTTATACGCAAAAACATTTTTACCATAGGTTTGTGCGGCTTCTTTGCTTGTTGTGGTGTATATCCCTCTCAATTTCTGGTTAGGCTCTATTTGGTCGGCTGTTATATCCGCTTCCGTTCCGTGATAGACTATTATTCCATCATTCCCGCTTGGCTGTTGTTTAGATGGCTCTATGTTATCGCGGGCAGCCTGATTTTCTGCCATTGTTTGGTCAAACTGCGTAGAATCAAAGTCTGCTTTTGGTGCTTTCATAAGCTGACCTAATACGACTTGACCGCCAGCGGGGATAGACAATACTCCGACTTCCACGCCTATATTTTCAATATCCTGTAATATCCCGCATTGTAAACGTTCAATCATATTTGCGTCTTTGCCTGCGCCAAAGTCGTCAACGTCTGTAATCGCCCTTAAAATTGTGCCTAAACGTTCTTCTCCTATTTCGCCAAGTATATTAGAGTAGCCGCCTTTGGATAACATTTTTCTTGCAAACTCGCCACTTTGACCGCCGGTAGCTTTTAACCAAGCATACTCCAAAGCGTTTGTAAGTTTAGAGCCAAAAGGCAGTTTTTTAAGAACAAATCCACCTGCGGTTGTCAATCCCTCGCCTGACATTTCAGAAGCAGTTTCGATAACGGTATCACCCCAAGCGGTTAGTGCAGACGTAGCCCAGCCTTCTTCTTCTCTCAATCCCATTACAGATTCAAGTTGTCTGCCGGACATTTTCTCAAGAGTTCTATTGCCAAGTCCTACCGTTCCTCTTGCCGCCGCACCACCTGCGAACCCAGCCGCCTTTAACGCTATCTTACCAGCCGCTGTTTTGGCATAACTTGATATGAGTTTTTCAGACGCTTTTATCGCTGTTTCCTTACCGACAGTTGCAAGTCCGCCAGTACCTACAAATTCCAACATAAACGTTGGCAACTGCGATGCGCCAGAAATTACTTTATTCATATATGTTTTATCTGCCGCAAGATATTCCAAAAAGTCCGAAACAAGTTTCTGGTCTTTTTCTTTGCGTTTTTCAATATACGCTTTTGTGTCTATGCCATATAATGCCGATAAATCATTTACGTCCTGACCGCCGGACTCAAGGGCAAGTTCCTGTAAATAAACTTGCTGGTTTTTAAGTCTATTGGCTGCGTTCATTATACTGATATTTTCACCCGCCGCATATAATGCGCCAAATATAGGTATCTTTTTTACAAGCCCGCTGGCTGTTGCCCATTCTTTTTTTAGTGCGTCAAGACCACCAAGTGTGATGTTTTTGTCCATCGCAAAATTATAATCTGCTTTGGCTCGCTCTGCAAAGTTATCCGGCGTGTCGGCAAATGGGTCGTCCTTAACCTCTGGATACGAAACAAACTCTGGAACATCAACATTATCCATTTGCAGGTCAATGCCGTTGTCGTTAGGGTCTGTCGTAGCTACTGGGTATTCGGTAAACTTCAAGGTTTGATTCTCCAAGTGCCAGTAACTGCGTCATAAAACGTTGTACCAGACGGTAATTTATTTGCCTGTTCTTGAGTTGTTATGTATAAATCATCACTCGACTTCGGTATTGCTTTAGGAGGTTTTGGTAAGTTTTGTGGTGTTTTAACGCTTACACCAAGTTCTCTCATCTTATTATACATAGCTTCGCCATTAGGGTATTTACCGTCTTTGCTTTCAGACTCTACCCAATTCAAGAAGCCTTGCGTTTTTTCCGTGTATGCTTTTTTCTCTCCCCTGTCTATGTAATCGCTAAACAGTCCCCAGCCCTTTTCTTCAAAAGCAACTTTTGACGCGTCTAAAACACCATTGATTGTCTGTATAACGTAAACTGGATAAGGGTTGTTTATTTTGTTCAGAGCAAACTTATAGTCTGCGTCAGTTATTGTCTTTGCTACATATCTTTCATCTGCAAGCATTTTAAGTGCTTCACCCTTGCCAAGTTTTTCAGTTGATACGTCGGTCATTATCGTAGTAATGCTATTGATTCCATCATACGATGCGGCTGCTGGGGATTCTTGTCTATAACCATTTAATACTTCTTTCCAGTCTTTTTTTTCCGCTTCTGTCAATTTACTGAAATCTATATCATCTCCAGTAAACACACCTTTTGCGAGTTTATCAGAGAAATCTTCGTATGTGTTTAATATGCTTTTTTTAGTTGCCTTTTCTCTGCCTTCCCAATAGTCGTCAATCTTGTTTCCGATAATTCTTTTTTGTTCTGACGTTAAATCCTGACTGTCCATATATTCATAGCTTTTTTCTTTGCTACCAGCGAGAACCGCACTGTCAAAAGTTGATAGTATCAGTTTTTCGTTATTAACTTTTTTAATGTCTTCTTTTGCTTGTAATAGTTTCATTTCGCCTGTTGCATCATTTATAAGTTCACTCTGTACCGCGATACCTACATATTTTTCAACATCGGTATAGTTCCCATCAGCAACAGCAGAAGCAATGTTCAAGTTTAATTGGTCTATCTCGTTATTTATGCGAGTAGCATTATATATGCTATTAAAGCGTGCAGTGGCCATTGGCTCTAAATCATCAAGACTCTGTTGTGCGGCAGTTGCGACATTAAACCGTTCAGACGAACCCGCGATACCAATTCTTTCTTCTATGCCTTTTTTGTGGATTTTTTCCATTACCTTAACATCTTTAGTTTTGGAAAGAGCATCGTATTCTATGTTAAAGTTTTCTTTTAATCGTCTATGAATAGTTGAAAATTCAGAGGCTTCCTCTGCTTTCTTTATCTTTAAACCTATTTCGCCTATAACCCCACCAATATTACTAACAGCCTGCCCTATCATAGCGGCGTTGTTGTTTGGCGGCAGATTAGCCTCTACGTTTACTGAACGTCCTGAAGGCGTTGCGTTAGAATAGAGAATTGGGAAAGTACCGGCCATTATTTGTTCTCCTCTAAATATTTAATGGCATTTAATAATATAGAAATGTCGAACTTGTGTATTTCTAATATTTTATTACATTGAGTACATTTTTTAAACTGTCCCATTTTAAATCCTTATTTGTTCAAAGAATCTTTTTTCTTTTTGTCGAAAAATCCATAATCGTACAATCCGCCTAAAACAGTGCCGCCAGTATTAAACATTGTAGCTGTTGCGGCATTACTTCCGGCTCTTGAGTACATCTTACCTTGCGCCCTGTCTAAATTAGCACCATTTCTCAATCTCGTTGCGTCCACATTTGCGTTGTAACCTATCATTAAATTGTCATATTCGAGTTCAGACGCTTGTTTGGCCTGTAAGAGTAGCGGAGTGCCTTCGGATACGACTGCACCAGAAGCACCTAATTGCGCCCTTAAATTACTCCGGACTCGTTCAGCCTGTTCTGCCTGACGCTGGGAATCTATTACCGCTTTTGCTTCAAGTTGTTTAGCTTCCTGCTCTTTAACAGCAGCATTGTACCTCATAACAGATTCTTGGTCTTTGCCCTGCTGGGCTTGAGCCTGCGCGCTCATTATGCCGCCAACCAGTTGTGTTCCTATCGCTAATCCACCTAAAAGAAGTCCCATTATATTACCCTTTTGTAAAAGTCATACTCTTTGTTAAATGTACGTCTTTGCTTCACGAATCCCAGATGCTCCAAAAGCCTATTAGCTTCTGGAAAACAAGTCTTCGTTTCAGCAAGCATTTTAGTTATTCCAGAACTACTTATAAAACATTCTAACATAAGCCTTAAACTTTTAAACACTGTTTTTTTATGTTTCAATGCGTCTTTAGATATTATAGACCATAAAACTCCATCATTCTTGTGTCGTCTATGGAATCCAGTAACCAGCACTGGCTGATTGTTGATATAGCCCGTGTATGCCGCGCCATTAGCTTTGTGATACTCTGCATACTTTATCAGTGTATCTTCGCTTGCGTTGCGTGGCAAGGCGTCTATTGCGTTCTTGGCTACGTCTATCACGTCTTTAATCTCTAATTGTTTAAATACTATCATAATTTTATATGCTATCTCCCAGTGATTTCCACTTTCGGGATTAAACATCTTACAGTACAAGGTAATGGCTTTGAACCTGAAATTATAATACTGTCGTCAACGCTGAACCCACCATCAAAATGCAATGAAATATCTCCGGTATAAAGTCCGGTAACTGAACTTTTGTTTATAAGGTCAACAGTAGTTATGTCTATTTCTTTTAAAGTAGTCGAACTATCGCCATATTTTACTTCTGCTGAATCCTGCAAACTTACAACTATTTCAGGTATTTTCTTTTTAGAACCTAATACCGAACCTTGCCCAATGTCAAGTCTCATTGGTTGTAATTCATAAGTATATGGTTTGCCTACTTGTGCTTTAGTTACTGTTTGTTGTACGGTTAAAACTGTTGGAAGTGTTACACTTCCATTAGAAGCTACAACTAATTCTTCGTAAACCGTATATGTTCCACTTGTTCCACCACTACCAAAGACCGAAACTTTTTCGCCGACTAAATGAGAAAGTCCAGTTATCGTTCCCGTTTCAGCACCGCTATAAGTAATGCCACAATCAACAAAATAGCAGTCAGCAATACTTGCCGGAAGTTCTCTTGCACTGAATTTCTCGATATACGTTTTAGCAACGCTATTTATCATTCTTTCGGCTGTAATTGTAATTTCATCTTCGTTTGTGGTAGAATTAGGCGTTACGCAGACTGACTTAACCGTTACGTCTATCATTGTGTGGTCTGCCCAAGCAATAACGTTCTGTTCACGATTATATGTGAATGAAATCAAAGACCCATCTGTAAGCACGCACCAAACTATCATATCTGGATACTTCTGCAAAGCCATACAGACTATTCCTGTTTTAGTAATATGTTCAGCCAATACGGACATATCTGGCGCTAAAAACTTCTGTCTTAAATCATCCCAAGTAAGTTCGTGTAATCTTCTGCCGTTTGTATCGCAGAATAATATAACTGAATTTGCAATTACAGGCTGAACAATATTACTGCCAAAACCTGATTGCATTATGATTTTATAACTTGTAGGCGTTAGACCACTATCAGTCTTTTCAGAATATACCCGCCATTCCTCTCCTGCTGTTCCAACGAGTAAAGATTCTGTCCCCTCGACCCATCTGAACTCGTTCGTGGTGGGAATTGAAATTGAAAATGAATTGTCGGCGTTGTAACCTTCTTCAAACGTTTCGTATTTATCGGTAGCCGAAAGCCATAATGTCGCAAGACTCGCCATTAGTACACGACCTGTTCTGGTATTGTTTTCATACCGCCATAAATACATCTGTCATTGTAGAATGTTAGAGATATAGGCCAGCCCCGATAATCTGACCAAGCGCCTTCAGCCCATTGCTTTGTTACAGTATTTCCATATTTTGAATCAAACGGCGCTATCACTTTTACGGTTACATTGCTTGCGTCCTTGTATGACATAACCTTTAGTATGCTGGTAGTTGTTGCGGCAGTTGATGTTATATTGGCTCGTATCGTTCCTGCTCTTGCAAGCCCACCATCAGCTACCGGCAAAACTCTTGACCTAAAATATACATTTTCTTCTGTTTCAGTGCCGGAATATATTATACTCGTTGTTTCACTTCTTATATTTTCCCAACCAGCGTCGTTTTCGTTTCTTTCTAATATGATAGTTCCAGTATTTGTAGTTCCCGAAAAATTAGACGTTGTAAAAGTATAAGTGCCTTTTATCAATATTTTTGATAATTCGAGAAAATTAGCTAATGCTTCTGGTGTACCTTCTGCGTATGTTGCTACCGCAGTTGCGCCGGGCGGTTTAAATGTATATGTTGATGGCGTAAAACTCCAAGACGAAGAAGTTGCCGCTTTTTTTGTTATAAGTTTAAACAATGCCCCAACGTGCAAAGTATCAAAAAAACTAATAGCAGTTGCACCATCGCTTTTACAACAAAACAAATTTCCTAATGAGTTTACAGTTGTTCCACCAGTATATAACATATACGCCGCATTAGATACGTTTATATCTAATAAATCATTGCGCGTCATAAAGGGGCCGTCTTTAAATTCCATTTCGCTTATCTCAAACAAAGTAGAACTTACCCTTGTTATTTTATGCGGCTTATAACTTGGGTGCGTAAGACGCATTGTGTTCCCAATTTGCTTGTAATGGATACGAAGTAAATCGGTATCAATATACGGAGTAACTATTTGGCATACAAATACATCTGCCAAAGTGAATCTTGCGTATTTGTAACCAAGTTCAACTTTGTATGATACCGTTGAATTATATATAAATGAAATTTCTCGTGTCATTATAGCACGAATGCCCTAACATAAATTGTTACTTTGTATGTAGCGCCTGACACTGTCGTCATTCCCCACTGCACTATCCCATTTGAATCAGTTAGACATATTGCATACCCTCTATCTGAAGCGACCAAAGATACCTGATTTATAGATGATGTAGTTGCCCAAACAGCATAAGCGCCTTCAGCCCCTTTAGGCGCGAATACTACAACATTTCCACCGGTAACAACGACTTCAAACAAGACTAACGCAACATTACTGCCAACTATACTTGATAAATCTAAATCTTGAAACGTTGTAGCCGCACCCGCAACTCCCTCTGGAAAAACCGCAGAGCCACCATATAATCGTAATCCTATACCGGTATCCTGTTTATGTGTTCCGTCAGTGTTATGCTCAACGCCAAGATAACTATTTAATTGTGTTCCCCAAGTGTTAGTTGACGCACCAACTGTTGGTAATGATTCCGGCATATCAGCCCCCGTAATTTCCCGTTCCGTAAACACCAGAAGAATATCCGCCGGTATCCCCGAAAACGCTTAATACAAATTTAGTTCCCGGCCTTCGTTCTGCACAACCATAGACCAAAGGCAACATATTTTTCATAGACCTGCAACTTGACGTATGTTTCTGCGTGTCAATCCTGCAATCTACCTTTTGCGTTACTTCGCCATTTCCAAAACTGATTATTGGCACATTCATAGTTATCTCATATCTATAACTGGTATAGTAGGATGGAATCTTGTTTCTGATAATGTTATTAGGTCTGGATGTACTACCGAACAATATTTTTAGGACACTGTCGCTGTTCCAGTAGCACCAGTGGACGGTTCATAATCTCCAAGTAGGTCAGCACCTAACCACATCGCTTGCGAACCTCTGTATAGACTGAAACCAACAAATAATGTTTCGATATAATCACCTAAATAGCTTTTATAAACATTACCATATTCATTTGTTCCGTAAAAAAAGTAATCACCAGTAACGTTTGGTGTTAATATTCCAGATACAGTAAGGTATGGATAAAATTCCAACTTATCCGTCTTTGCTTTTATCGCAACAATTTCGGATTGAATAGTGTCTATTTTGGAATCGACAGTCTGCAAGAGCGCGTAAATATCATCTTCTATTGCCATATTATCCTAACGTAGTTTTCTTTTCTTTTTTATCAAACATTTCGCCAAGTACAGACCTTTCGTAACCGCTTCGGCGTTTAGCCCTTTTAATTTCAGTATCGCCTGAACTATCTACGGCTACCGGAACAGCAGGCGCAATAGCGGTCGGTTGAACAACAGGCATTTCAGTCGCTTTAGGCTTGCCCATAAAAAAACCCATAGTATTCCTTTCTAACTAAATCTGGCGTTATTCCAAGTGGAACTGCCAGTAGAATTAGTTTCTTGTTTTGTTACTGTTCTCGCTTTCGACATTGCTACTCTATATTCTTCGCGCAGGTCTTCTTTAATCGACCGTGTCGAAGTGCCTGCAAGTGCAGGTAATAACGCAAGTGCAAGTTTCAATATGAACACTTCTACAAACAAGTCGTCCCATATTGTCGTATCTGTGCATTTATAGATGTATTGAATATTTACTTCAGTATCATCGGTTAAAAATAATTTACCTTCAACTGCAAAATCTTCAACGTCTGGTATATAAAATCTTAAACAATCTGATGGTAAATCATATTGATACTTATAGCCAAAGGATGGCCTTGAAATATCAATAGTCCACTTTGCAGCGGCTAAATCGGCTGTAAACGTTCCAGATGTGTTTGCTGTTGCGCACTTAAATAATATGTTTCGTGAGTCGTAAGCTAAATCTCCAGTTGCGTCGTCGGCTACCCAAGTTGCTGTAATATAAAACTCGTCTGCGTCTATGTATGTTACATAGTAAGTGCCATTATAGCTCGTAGTGCCGGATATGACAACATACATACCTGTTTTAAGATTGTGAGACGCAGTCGTCTTCACCTTAACAGTACCAGCAACCGTTCCACTGTAATCTGAAAATTCAGATATTGTAGGCGTTATAGTTGAACTACTTAAATTTATCCAAACGTATTGCCCTGCAACGTAAGCAGTTGCAGTTGCCCAAGTTCCAACAAGCGCAAGTCTCTTTACTGCAAAATTCCATTCGCAGGAACGCAATAGAGTGTCTCTAATCTGTTCAAAGTGTAAATTGACCTGAACATCTTCTGGCCTTGTACCTGCCGTACAACTTGCAAGCGTAATCTGCTTCGCACCGATTCTGCCTAAACTCATATTGGCTAAATCAACTTCTGCTTGTATTAGTGCCATATTTTACCTTAAAAATAAGGGCGGTATTAACCGCCCCTGATTAAAACAAATTACAGAGTTCCACCAGCACCAACAGTAACAGTTGAGCCGACAGTTAGAGGTGTCCACCAAATATGAAATTCAAGCACTCCACCTGTAAGGGCTTCTGTACCAATGGTATAACCAATGTCTTTACCGCCCATTACAACAAAATCAAGCATTGTAGTAGAAGTTGCGTCTGCCTCTAAAGCTGTTGGCGTTGCGTCATTCCAAAACTCTGTTGCCAACAAATCATCAGTATCAGTAGAGGCGATTATATTTGCCGCCGAACCTTCTGTCCCAAGAGTCAACGTTGCGGCATTTCCAGCATCAGTTAAAGTTGTTGTGGCAAAAGCAAGGATTCTTACTCTTACACAACCTGTAACAACTGCTATTTCGTGGGATGCTACTGTACTCCAAGTGCCAGTTGTGTCGAATGTTATTGCTGGAACTGCGATATAATTAGCATTTGTAGAACTTGGATTCGCACACCCCAAAGCGCCAGAAGCGGTAATTTCGGCAACGGCTGTGGCCGCAAGTTCGTCAGAGGTAATACCATCAGCCGCAATAACAACTCCGGAAGTACCAGTATCAGCAAGAATTGCGTCAAGGTCGGTCTGTGCAAGCACCATATCTGCGTATATACTATCTCCCGCATCAGTTCCACCATCGCCAGTATAAGAACCAAGTAGTTTGACCAGTGTCGCCCTATCTATCGGAGTTGCAAAAATAATTGCAGCAAACGCCGCAATTATCAACGCAATCATTATTAAAACTTTTTTCATATATTTATCCTTTCAAAAGAGGGGCGATAATTAAATCGCCCCAATTAAAAACTAAATTAGTCTGGAAGCATCAAATCCACAAGTGCTGTTTCGCCGCCAGTTGCAGCGTAACGAACAGTACCCCAAACAGCATCTGTGCTATCAGCGGCAATGAGACCGCCAGCACCGGCAGTACCCGCAGTTCCGGCCTTACCAATAGGTTCGCCAACAACAACAATGTCGCCTGCGTCAACCATTAGTGGGCAAGTGCCTCTGTATTGCGCCCAATAGTAATAACTTGCAGTAACGGTAGAAAGAGAAACGCCAATGACAGGAGCGTCTTGGGTAGTAGGATTCAACTTTGTGTCTCTGCATTTGTTCTTTACAAGTGTTATTTCGTCAGTTGCAGGAATAGTAGTTCTTATACCATTCTCGTCTGCGATTTCAATCATCATAACAGTATCGCTGGTAATCCAGTAATTATCTTTTATGATGTACATATCGCCCATACAAGTACCCTTATTGACAAGCATATAGCCATCAATAAGTTCGTGGTCTGTGTAACCATTGCCGGTTTCACAAAGAACATCAAACTTTACTTCACCAGCAGTTACGCCATAAGCGGTTTGGACACTTTCGTCAGCCTGCGTGTCAAGTAGTTCAGAGCAAGCCATAAGCGCTTTAGTCAGACCGCTTCCGCTATCCTTGCAATAACGGAATTTTCTTCCGTCATTCATTTCCAGAATAGCGCCAAGCATAAACTTCTGCGTTGCCGTAGGTGTGAAAATGTTATAAGCCGCTTTAAGTTGAGACGGCTCTACTATTTTGTTTCTTCTAAACGAATTGTTATAATTTGTATAACTCATATTTACCTTTCAATTAACTTGTCCGATTGGACGTTTTAAATTATTGACATTCAACACAACAAACTAAATCTTCGTCAAATCTCATTGCGCCTGCGTTCATGTGAACATAGACCTGCTGGTCATAGGATTGTGTAGGCAACTCTGAAATCTTTACAGTTACACTGTCTGCGACACCAAGAACTATGCCACCTTGCGCCCAAGCCCAGCATTTGTAAACATCTTCAGTACCACCAACGTCATTGTCAGTCCCTTTAACAATCTTATTGCTTACAAGAAGATTGATGCCGTGGAAATTAGGAATAATTTTTCCAGTAGCAATAGGAGCAGAACCGCCGTTGTAATCACGGTTAGTATATTCCTGTTGGCCGAAAAGGTCTGTTTCCTGTTCTGGAGCAATAGCCATCCAAATTGGCATATCCTCGTCAACTTCGTTTTTCTTGAAATACTCTTTGATAAGTTGAATTTTTTCAATCGTCAATTTAGTATCAGAAGCAGAACAGTTACCTATTGAACAATTGTAAGGTATTGTCCGGCCACCACTTGTCCTGGTGTATTTGACATTGCCATTTTGCGCAGCCCAAGTAATTGTTGAACTTGAAATTCTGCGACCAGAATAAACCGCCGCATCAAATGCAGCAAGAATAATATCGTCATATTTACGATTAACAGCACGATTGAAAGCAGTTACGAAATCTGACGTAGGATTGATAATCATAGACAAATCATCATCTTT